TTTGGCTTGGTGACGATGATGCTGCTTACGGTGTATGCACTAGCTGCATGGATCTTATACCTTCAGAAATTGAATTTAACGAAGAATTAATAGGGGAAGAATAATGGTTGATCCAGATGTAAGCGATTGGGAGCGATTGAGAAAAGAAATACCGGCAGTAGAGAATAGCATTGATAACGCTATGGCTGAATGTCACAGTAACTGGGCAGAAGAAGACGTAGTTAATAACCCTAGTCATTACGCCAGCGGTGGTATTGAGTGCATTGATGCAATTCAGGAATCCATGTCCGAAATTGCATTTAAAGGGTATCTTAAAGGCAATATACAGAAATACCTGTGGCGCTATGAGATGAAGGGAAAGCCAGCAGAAGACCTGAAAAAAGCTCAATGGTATTTGAATCGCCTGATTGATTCGCAGGAATGTGAAGATGGCTATTAAACGCGATGCAGCAGACAAGTGGTTTAGTGACGTTGTAAGGCAGAATGCTGGCTTTGAGTGCGAGCATTGCCACAAGCAAGAAGGAAGGATGGAATGCGCCCATATATTCGGCAGGGCTGCAAAGTCCGTTAGATGGTCAATGATGAACGCTGTATGCCTTTGCCACTACTGTCATCTGACCTTCACTGCCAACCCTTTAGACTTCACTGCCTGGCTGGAGCAATACAAAGGCCAGGGACATCTAGATATACTGCGGGAGAAATGGCAGGTTTTGATGAAGACAAACAAGCTATTGAGGGCTGAGATTGCCAAGCATTACAGGGAAGAGCATAAAAAAATGCTTGCCAGTGAGAGCTATGAGCCGGTTTCTTACAATTAATTGATTTATTTGTATCAGAACGCTTTACATTGTCAAGATAAAGCCCCATAGTTACACCTCATTCAATGAAACAAGGGAACAATATGAAACATTCACTTAGTTACAGCCAGCTAAACCAAATCGACCAAGCTGCTGAAGTCAAAAAAGACAACCGCATGGGCATTATTGCCGCTGTGGTTTTATTCTCACTGTATTGCATGGCTTCAACCATGGAATTCAACGACTGCCTCAAGGGAATATGCTAATGACTGATTCACTACCTGAATTTAAACGCTGGCTTTCTAATGCGCTAATGGCTTACAAGCCTTCATACAAGCATTTTACTGGGGATTTTATTGATTACACTGACGAGCATAAGGATGACATTTGCTATAACTTTTTGCTCAATTTTCCTAGCTGGTGGGATGACGTACTACCCCCGCAAACGTCCAATCCTTCAAACTTCCTCTTTGTTCTTTACAGGGGATCGTTTAACGAAAGCATTTCAATATCAATTCGCGAGGATATTTATTTGTCACTTGAAATTGGTTTAGCGGATATTGTCGAGTCCGTTTTTAACGAAACCTTTAACATTCCGGTTGAGGAGTTTGCAGGATATGAGGTGGGGCAATGAAAAGATTAATTGATGTAACTGAAGCCATACCTGAAGACGCTATTGGCAATCTTAACGGCTTGTTTTATAAAATTGGCTTGCATAACTTTAGTTACTACTGGAACGGGGACGAGTGGCTGAGAAGCCAAAAGCCAGCGATTTTGATAGAGGCTGCGCTTGAGAAGTGCCGCAATAAATTTTCTTTTAACAACGAGGGTTAAATAATGACCGATAAATACAAAGAAATGGCCGATAAAGAAAAAGCAATGGCCGAGATGATTGATGAGATAAATCTTTTGGCTGATAAATTAATCTTAGAGGCTCGCAGAAAAAGGGTTTCATTTATGAAAATTGGAATAGTTGTGGCGCTAGTCGCCTTGTTTGCTTATTCTTCTAGCAGTAACGCTGCGTGCGTTTATAAGAACGATGCTTGGGGAAATACGAAGTATACTTGTGATGGAGGCAATGGCGGCACACTTAGGACTGACGCTTGGGGTAACACGCGAGACAGCGGCACCGGGCTAACATATACAAAAGACGCTTGGGGCAATACAAGATCAAGCGATGGCACGACCTATAAGACTGACGCTTGGGGCAACACCCAAGGAAGTGACGGCACAACGGCTAGAAAAGACGCTTGGGGTAATACAACAATCACCAATGGCAGCAGCAGAACAACTTGCCGGACTGATGCCTGGGGTAATACCCGCTGTAATTAAGATCGAGGTTTCCCCTGACCTTTGAAGCTGGCCTGGTTCACCAGTGATCGAGAACGAACCACCTATTACTTTACGCTAGGGGGTGAATAATGAGTTAGCTTTTTTAAATCTAGCGTACCGTTTAACGGGAGACGCAGGACTGCCCACCTGTACGCGCAAAAGGGCGCTTTAGTTTAAAAAATGCCGAATATACGGTGTAATACACCTTAAAATGTACAATAGGTAAACCAAATGGCAGAAATACTTTGCAGTAAGATGCGTACACCTGACGGCACAATACTTGAATCGAAGCATCGCCACGATTATGTAACACATATGGATGCCAACGGCAAAAAGTACATTTTAGATGGTGGTTTAGATTATGTTAGATGCTCTGCCCACGGTGAAGAAGAAATGCTAACTATTTATACTGACCACCCACACGAATTGATAAGAGCAGCAGTCAAATGGGGAACTTTTGGTAAGCAGAGTGACCAGCCGTACAAACGGATTAAAATTGCTGATATGACTGATGAGCATTTGCAGGCTTGTCTGGGTACTCAGAAAGCCACCATGCGCCCAGCACTGCACAAAGTCATGCAAGATGAGCTGGAGTATCGCAATGAGAATTAAAATTTATAAGCTAATAGAGCAGATAGTTGAGCAAGGTACAGATGCAGGTTATCATAGGGCGCACAAGCATACCGATACCCCTAATGAAGAGACAATAAAAAACTGCATTGAGCAATACGTTATGAGTGGCTTTGATGAAGCATTTGAGTTTGATAAAGAAGAGTAACCCATATCATTTATGGTATGACTTCCATAATAAACCTGCATTTCCGATCATATCCGATAGTCTTTATACTCCCCGCTTAGTTGGTAGTTTTACCCCCTTAACACTTTTAGGCACCAATAATTCGCACATTAACGCACTTTTAGCAGGGAATATCCGTGATATACGCAATAGCAGTAGTTTTACTTGGCCTGTCAGCTATAGCCAACGATGAATTCAAAAGAGACTCCTAACGGGGTCTTTTTTTATGGTAGAATGCAATAACCTTTACTATGTAAAGAAAACTGATATTATGTTAAGGCCAATACAGCAGAAATGCGGGAGGCAAACATGAAACAGTTACAGATCACCCAACGTATACTAGAGTGCGAAGAACATGGCTGGTATGATTTACTGACTAAGGTAGATGGAATCACCCAGAATATACTGGAGTGTCCATCGGCAACCTTTCAAATTAAAGCCGCTTTAATCCTCTGGGCTGACTCCGTAGACATGCGGTCTAGTGCGTTACCACCAGACGAAGAGAGCATTATCTTGCAAAACCCATCAATGAATCATAAAGAAACATTTGGCGCAGAGGCATAATGACCGGACGACCTAAGTGGATACCTGATAAGGCTATATGCGAGCAAGCTTCTGAGATGGCTTCTCGCGGCCTTACGATCTCACAAATAGCTGATTGCCTTGGTGTTTCAGACGCTACAGTGTACGACAGACAGAACGAATACCCAGAGTTTTTGGAGGCTATAAAAAGAGGCCGAAGCTCTGGCATGGATAAAATCACTAACCAATTGTTCGAGAAAGCTATGGGCGGTGACAACACGGCTATTATCTTTTATCTAAAGCATAGAGATAGGGAGAACTGGGGCGACCAATACATTGAGCCAGTCAAAGAGATACCGCAAATCAATATCACGGTAGACCCGCGTGCAATTAACCCTTCCGCAGAGTGAGATCTTTCTCTGCCCTAGCCGCTTTGTTTCAGTGGTGGCTGGCAGGCGCTTCGGGAAAACCTTTCTGTCTACTGGGAAGCTGTTAGAGCAAGCAATCAAAGCCCCAAATAGGAACGTCTGGTATGTCGCCCCAACCTACGGCGCTGCTAAAGAAATTGCTTGGGATATGCTGATAGCCTCTATACCCCCAGAATACGTTTCTAAGACCAATGAGACTAGCCTAACCCTACGCCTCATTAATGGCTCTGTAATCGCTCTAAAGGGCGCAGAGAAGCCAAATAACCTACGCGGACGAGCTTTAGACTTTGTTGTCCTAGATGAGTTTGCAGATATGCGGCCTGAAGCATGGTATGAGGTGCTACGGCCTTCGCTATCTGACAGGCAGGGCGGCTGCTTATTTATCGGAACGCCAAAGGGAAGGAATCATTTTTACGACATCTGGGGCAAAGGCATTGACGGTGATGCTAATTGGTCTAGCTTCCAGTACACCACTTTAGAGGGTGGAAACGTACCAGAAGAAGAAGTTGATGCTGCAAGATCTGACCTAGATGAGCGCACATTTCAGCAGGAATATGAGGCTGCATTTGTCAACTACAGCGGCATCATTTATTATGGCTTTAGCCGTGAAGATTCGGTTAGGAAAATAGAGGACAACAGCAGCACTTTGCATATCGGTTTAGATTTTAACATCGACCCTATGAGTGCCGTTGTTTGTTTGCGCCAGGGCAATACGCTGCTGGCTATTGATGAGATTGTTATGTTCGGTAGTAATACTGATGAGATGGTTTCAGAGATACGTTCTAGGTATGGCAACAGACCTGCTATAATCTACCCTGACCCAGCCTCACGGCAGAGAAAGACAAGCGCAGGCGGTAGAACAGACCTGAGCATTTTGCAGAACGCAGGATTCAGCGTTAAGTCGAAGAACAGTCACGCACTGGTACGGGATCGTATAAACGCGGTAAATAGCAGATTGCTTTCTAGCGGAGGTGATCGCCATTTGTATATAGACCCAAAATGTAAACAGACCATTAAGGGACTAGAGCGCCAGACGTACAAAGAAGGAACAAGCCAGCCTAACAAGGACGGCTTCGACCATATGAATGATGCTCTCGGTTACTTAGTAGAATACCTGTTCCCAGTACGGACAGAACATAAGATTCAACAGCCCACAAGGTGGACTTAATGATAAGCACAGATATTGATTACACGCACCCAGAATACGACAACAACAAGTATCGCTGGGAGTTCTTTCTACGCAGCTACATGGGCGGTGAAGATTACAAGGACGGCGGGTATCTGACTCGATACGTCAACGAAGACAAAAACGAATACAACCGCAGGCTTGACCTTACCCCATTAGATAATCACTGTAAGAACATAGTGCATATCTACAGTTCTTTTTTGTGGCGCGTTCCCCCGGTCAGGCAGTTTAACTCTCTGGCTAATGATTCAGCCGTGAAAAGTTTTATGCAAGACTCCGACCTAGACGGAAGAAGCTTCAATGCTTTCATGCGTCAAGCCCAGGTCTGGTCTTCAGTGTACGGCCATGTTTGGCTGATGATTGATAAGCCCGCATCTAATGCTGGCACAAAGGCAGAAGAGCTGGCACAAGACATTCGCCCGTATGTAACCATGTTCACCCCCGAAAACGTGATGGACTGGAAATACGAAAGGACTGCTTCAGGGCGCTTTAAACTGGTCTATCTAAAAGTGCGTGAAGCTATCGAAGAGATTAGCGACACCGAGAAAGAAACTTATTACCGCATCTGGCGTGAAGATACTATTGAAAGCTGGAAGTCTCTGAATGAAGTGGATGAGTTCATCGAGCGCATGGATAACACGCTAGGCAAGATTCCTGCTGTTTTCCTACCTGCTCAACGGTCAGTTGTGCGCGGTATCGGTATCAGTGATTTGTCAGATGCTGCTTATATGCAGAAGGCTATCTACCAAGAGCTGTCAGAGATCGAGCAGCTTATTCGCATATCTAATCACCCGACACTGGTTAAGACGTACAACACCGATGCAAGTGCAGGTGCTGGCTCTGTAATCAATATGCCGGATGATATGGATAGCAACATGAAGCCCTATCAGATGCAGCCTAGCGGTCAGAACCTTGACGCTGTACGCGCTGCCATTGAAGATAAGGTGCAGTCGATTAACCGTATGTCTCACATGGGTGCTGTTCGCGGTACTGCGGCAATGACCCAGTCAGGCGTGGCAATGCAGACTGAGTTCCAGATGCTGAATGCAAAGCTATCGGAGAAAGCCGATATTCTTGAACTGGCTGAAGAGCAGCTTTGGCAGTTGTTTGCCGAGTGGCAGGAAGTAACACCAGATGTTGAGGTTTTCTATCCTGATGCGTTTGACTTGAGAGACTATGATCAAGAGCTTGTATTCCTTCAGCAAATGCGCTCTACCGGCGTTAAGTCTGTAACCCTGATGAAAGAGATAGACAAGCAGATAGCTGACCTTGTGCTTGATGACGAGAACCTTGCAAAGGCTCACGCAGAGATTGAAGCGACAGCATCTGTACTTGGCGACTTCTCAGATAAGACGCAGATTTACAGCTACCACATAGACGCTGGCGTTGTTACACCAAACGAGGTTAGAGAGAAGATAGGTTTAGACGACATAGAGGGTGGAGACGTTCTCATTGAGCCTAGAGAGGAAGGCGCACCAACTGATGTTGGCAGCTTTTAATGGCTGAAGATGTTGACCAGCTACAGGCAGTAATCGCTAGAGCGGAAGGCCATCAGGGAAAGTTGGCCGCTGCTTTGGTAACGCTTGAGAACCGTATCACCGAAATAATGGCAACTGCCCCTTTGAAAGACGGGTCTCTGTTTGACCTAGAGTGGGCGATTAAAGCAAGGGTTGAGCTAAGGCAGGCTATTGAGTCTGAGTACTTGGCAACGGTAGATGGGCTGGTGAGAGAGTATACAGTGGTAGCTAACGAGGTTGCCGCTATGCTAAACACTTACGGCGATGTAACCAAGCTTGACCCTAGTGTGATCTCTGAGCTTCAGTCTATGACGTTTAAAGGCTTTGAGGACTTAGGCCAGAACTATCTGGATGTGGTTTCAAAAGAGCTATATGAAAATACATTAGTTGGCACGACATTTGCCCAAAGCGTAGCTACAATCAAAGCTTCGGTTAATTCTGAGCTAGGCCGGTATGCAAGTCAGTCTTTGCATGATTCGCTAATGCAGTTTGATGCAACGGTAAACACGAAAATAGCCATTGATGCAGGCGCAACCAAGTTTAAGTATTACGGCCCTGATGACAGCGTTACTAGAGAGTTTTGTTCTAAACACGTTGGGAAGACTTACACAAAAGAAGAGATTATTGCGGAATGGTCTGGAAGCTGGGCCGGTAAAATAAGTGGTGATCCTTTCGTGGTTCGCGGCGGCTATAATTGCCGTCATCGTTTTAGAGGTGTATTCGAGGAATAAACTATGCCACAAGGTAAAGGAACATACGGCAGCAAGGTTGGCCGTCCTAAGAAAAAGAAGAAAGTAAAGAAATAAATAACTTATG